GGCCGCTTTTGGTATGCCCTTTTTCTCTCCTCAATTTTTCTTTATTTCCCTATTGACTTTTTATTTGCAGACTTTCGAGCGGGATGGGCAGGACAAAAGCGCCTGAAGATATAAGCTCCAGGCGTACTTCGTATGATTTGTTTACTAAGCGATTACTTTCTCATAAGCATAGCGGATTGCATCCGGTCTAAGCTCTGCATAAATTAAAGTTGTTTTGGGGTCGCTATGGCCGAGTAGGTGCTGGATTATTGTAATATCCATCCCCCCATGCAGTGCGTTTGTTGCGAAGGTATGGCGCATCAGATGGGGATATATCCTCCTGGTTTCTCCTGCCCTCTCTCCGATCCGCTGCAATGCTTTCTCAACAGCCCTTGGAGACATAGCAGCATAAGGCTTTCTGGTGCTTGCAAAGAGTGCTTCGCCACCCTTCCGACAGGATAGGTATTCGCGGAGCATTAGTTTTGCTCGAACAGAAAAATACACGGTCCGCTCTTTATGCCCTTTGCCTAGAACTACAACGCTCCGACTCTGCCAGTCTATTTGATCGATTCGTATCCCCGTAACCTCGTTCAATCGACAACCTGAAGAAACCAGAAACTCCACAAGGGCCTTTTCCTTATAAGAACAACATCCATCCCGGAGCTGCTCCAGTTCTTCAGGGGTGAGAGGTCGACGGGCTTTCATGCGATCAATTTTGAGAGACTTTATCTTCCGCATAGGGTTTTTCTTAATAATGTCCTCCATATCTAACCAGGAAAAGAAGGAGCGCAAAGTGTTGATGTGTGTCTGGATACTGCTGTCCTTCAGCCTGCGCTCATCAGCTAAATAGCCGATGTAGGTCCGGATGTCATCTGTGGTGATCTTCGTTATATGCTTGTCCACCTGAGAATGGAACGACGTGAGCATTTCTCGATAGTTTTTCAGGGTTTTGTGGGATAGACCATCTATTTTTTTTGCCGTCAAAAACGCCGAAATCTGTTTTTTGAGATTGCTTCTCTCTCGTACTGGCTCTCTAGTGATGCAATATCCATCCAGAAGCACTTTCAGCTCATTCTCACAGCATCCCGCCATAGTTTTTAGCTGGTCAATCAGTTCCTTTTTCGCATCCATATCCGCTACCTCCTTTTTCACCCAGTATATCTGGATATGGCAGCCTTGTCGAATAAGGCGCCTGGTGGATATGGCTTCGGGGACAAATTACAGGAAATTGCGGCCACCAGCGCGGAGGAAACCTATGAGACATACTGCACCAAGGTAGACGCCGTGCTGAGTGGGATGCCGGACAGGACCGCAAAACTGGTGCGGGCCTACCCCCCTACGACGTTTCACCAAGCGGGAACTACGGTATCGCTCTTATACAAGGGCGATGCCAACTATGCGGTGCTATCCAATATCGGCAGCGCAGATGCAGGGCTGTGCGGATGGCGGATGATTAAGCTACGTTATCCATCATCATCGAGTCCATCAGTGTGGATGCCTTTTGAGTGGGAGTCCCCCCTATGCAGCTCGGAATCGAATACCGCACCGTTGATCGCTACAACGGTAAGCCGGTCTATGCAAAAGCAATTAGTTTCGGCAAAGCACCAAACACCTCGTCCAAGGATATATCTCACGGGATAGAGAATTTCAGTCAGTTGGTCTCCTATACCGGGATGCTGGATGGTGCGAATTTAATACAAAATTCTATGGTTGACAATATCAGAATTAACGCCTCTACTATCCGGCTCACAACGAACACAGATGCGTCCGAATGCTATGTGTATCTGACTTTATATTACACAAAGACAACCGATTAGGCAGACTCCTTCGTATATTTCAGCAAAGCATAGCTTTCGGTGGTTGCCTGGGTTGCGTATAAATACAAATAGATTTTATCTTCGGTTTCGACATGGTACGCTTCTGCGGCACAATGGAATACAAGTTCAGTAGACCCATTATTGTAGTAAAACGGGGAAGCCTGACGGTGTTCATTAACATTCGGACCATGCATCCCTACACAGGACACAATCCAATCCGCTGGAACTGGAAGAATAACAGTTTTCATCGTTTCGGCTTCCAGTGCTCCGCAACTCACAAGCTGCGTATAAACCGGCTTGCCGTTGTACCGCTCAATGGTGCGGTTCTCCATTCCGGGAGTCAATAATGGATTAAGGTACTCCCAAGGTTCCCAACTCCCGCCATTACAAGAACGGACAGCAATTTCAGATGTGAGACTTGCAAATGCGATTTGTGTTTGATATTGCAAGTTCGAATATGGCATGACCAGCACTTTGCCGCTCTTAAAGCTGGGGCTATTTTTTACTGTGGAGGAAAATACATAAAATCCTCCTAATATAGCGTTATTGAGATCATTCCCAAGGATGGTGCTACCATTGTCCCCCAGTCCATATCCACCAGGCGCCTTATTCGACAAGGCCGTATAAATAGCTACAAGCTCTGCGGCGATATTAGTTTCTGTCCAATGTGCTTCTGTCCATGGCTCAGCCGACAAAATATCCTGGTTAGCCTTGTATAGCTTTCCCCCGCGAGTGCAGTAAGACCCCGCATTATAGACGGACTCGGAGCTATATTCTTCCGCCGCAGCAGCAGATGCAGCCTCCTGCTGTGCTTTATCAGCAAGTTTCTTAACGGCATGTGTATTTTCAATGAGCCTGGAAATTACGGGATTAACAATGGTGCTGGCCCGGACCGGATCAGTGTCCTGGATCTTACGGATGGTCTCCGCATTATAAACCGGGCTTTCCGGGAGTTGGTAAAATTCTTCAGCCATGAGCTATATCTCCTTTAAGTTAAAACTCATCATCGAATTCAAAGGTAAAACTAACACCTTCGTCCTTCTTTTTTGAATACATGTTTTTAATAGCCACCAAATCTCCATCACTGTCCACCAGCGCCGCTTCGTTGATCTCCTTGCCCACCAGGGAATCCTTGGGGATGGTCACCGTATAGCGGGCTGTGGTTTCGTCCGGGTAGGTCACGCTCTCCACCTCATAGCGGGCCAGTTCGCTGTTGAGCGCAGTCTGCGTTTCCGTGGGCACGATTGGCTCCCCACTGACATTCACGCCTCCGCTGCCGAAGGCCACATGGGTAATGACGGCCAGCGGCTTTTCCGGGTCACTGGCGGCCATGCAGAGCTTTCTGCGGCGTGTCTTGGTAATCACGCTATTTTCGTTCATTAAAACTCCTCCTGAACAATTTGGGCATTGAATTTTCGTGTGCCATCAAAGATGGCCGTCCCATCGAAGGCATACCAGTTATCCATGGTCACCGTCGCGCTGACCTCCTCCTGCACAGGAAATGCAGTTCGGAGGGCCATGGACCGGAATGTAATCCCGCTGAAAAACTGGTTAAACATAACGCTGCCATCAAAATCGGCCTCTCCGTCAAACCGCACTACATGTTGCCCCCTGGTGTTGGCAAAACAGGAACGCATCTTCAAGCGGTACAGGGAGAACTCGTTTCTGTTCTTCAAACTGGTGGGTTGGAACGCACCCGTAATATCAAATATCAGGTGGGCTGGTTTGATCCCATCAATCTGCCGGATGAGCTCCGGCAGGTTGGGGAAAACACTCTCAGACAGCAGGTAGACGATAACGGTGAAGGCATACTGGCTGAAATGCTCCTCGACTGCGCCCTCGCATCCCGTGACGATCCGCACCATCTCCCGAATTGCTTCCACCGTAGTGGTGCCGCGCGTGATCAGCTTTGCCAGCACCTTGGCCCGCCGTGCTTCCAGGCTTTCCGCAGTGTTGACCGGCAGCTCGAACAGGCGCTCATGGCGGGGGAGCAGGAAAGTGCTGGTGCTGATGTTCAACTGCTGTTCCAGCGCGGCGATGGTGCGCTGCGTCTGCGTCAGCTCCGTCTGCTCCGCTTGGAGGAGGTCTGCCATCTGCGCCATTGTCCGCACCTGCTTGGGAAGCATAAACGTATCATTGATCGGCACTGATCTCCACCTCCTCCAGCGTGAAATATTCCTCGTAGCCGGATGTGAGGGAGGCAAGCTGCCCGTTCAGGGTGTAACTGATAATATCCGCCACGCCGTCCACGCCGAAGATAAGGTCACCGATCCGGTAATAGCTGATGCTGCTCTTCCGGTTTTCATCGCCTCGGACAGGCGCGGTGTCGAAGTCCTCCCGGTTTACACTCTCAATGTAGCTCTGCAGAGCCGCCTGGACATTCTGGCGGATGTCCGTGATGTTGTGCCCGCTGGCCACCGTGACCGCAACCACCACGGTAACGGCCTTGGGCGTGGCGGCCACCACCGTCACATCGGCCCCGATCTGGCGTTCCGCCTCAATGTGGGCCTCTACATTGTCCAAGACCACCTCATCCGGCGCGCTGTACTTGTCAGAGAGGATGATCAGCTTGACCTTGCCTGCTCCACATACCTCTGCGCCCAGGCATTTGGCACCGCCCACGCCTGGCACCTGCTTTGCCCAGTAAATAAAATGGTTTCTGTTTCCGCTTGTGATGGGTCGCCGGATCTTCTCAAGCACCCGGTTTCGGAAGGACTCATCACTCTCAGCCTCTGCTCCTCCACCAAAAGAGGCGGTGTTGGTAACAGATGCGACACCGGAAATGGCCGTGCGCAGCGCCGTAATGGTGCCGATGGCCACATTCCCCACGGTGCCCGCTGTCTGGCACCTGGCTCCGATTTCGCAGTAACCTTCCGTGTTGATCTGTGCTGCTGCAGTGGTTGCAAAGGCCAGTGTGCCGTACAAAACCTCTGTGCCCAGCGGGATAACCGTCCCCGGCTCCCCGGTGAATAGAAGGTTTCCCACCGACGCTGCGGCGGGGTTTCTGGTTTCGTTGTAGTCCAGAGCCTTCCGGTCGAGGTATTCGCCCTCGGCGGTATCCAGCAGCACATGGTCGGGGATGGGCTGCACCTCCATCG